TTTAGGTGTACAATGAGGGTCACCTATAACTAAGTGCGTTGCCATTAGTTTAACTCCTTATCTCGTTTCTTTTTTAAAAACTCTAGAAAGTCTATAACATTAGACTCATCATCAAACTCTGCCACAGAACTGATCGTCATATCTTTCCCACTTTTATTTTTATCTTCAGCGAATCCACGAAGTCCCCACAGAAACGTTGAATGGGGGTCAGTAGTTGCCATCTTTATCATGCCTCTAGCTATTGTAGAACATAATTCGTATTGCTCTGTGGTCATCTTAGATTTACTATCCATTATAATACCACAGGTAAAACCTTTTTGCCAAGGACTAACTATTACTTTAACAGAATTAATTGCACTAATTTTACTTATCTTTTTCATTCCAATACCTATTGTAGTTTTCACTATTGTATTCTAACACTTTATGTTCATAGTTTCTTTTCATACTTTTTTTACCAAACTCTTCTGCCTCATTCTCTTTATCAAATACTATGTTTGTAAACAATTTATACTCTTTATCTTTTTTATTTTTAAACACTACAAAATATAACATCATATAGAGCAGGTGAAGAATAGACCCCTCAAACTATCCCCCACCATTCTCTATGGTATCATCTTTCTTTGGATTTGTTACAGAAGTGTACCAAACCCATTTAGGATTTTT